CAGGAAAACAATTAACATTTGAAAAAACACTCAATTCACAAGATATGGTGGAAAGCATTTATAATAATCAAATTATAAAATTTTCATTACCAACAAAAAGTTTATTAGGTGTTCCAGCGGCAGGTGATAGACAACTAAGTTATAATTCAAACTCAGCAATTTTTGATTCTAACGTTACAACATATCATAACATTGGAACTTTATTACCTTTTAAGTCAACAGATATTACTGTTACTAAAAATAGTGAAGTATTAGTTGGCGACAATTCAATTGAAGCAAAGTTAGATCCAAGCAGTATAAATTATATTGCTAACGCATCTGCTATACCAGATAACATTGCAAGTGACAAAGATTATTTCTTTTCTGCAAGTAAAGATACTAGCAACGCACATGTTATCTATTTTAGATCTCCATTAGAATCTACAGACGATATTAGAATTACTTACTATGATAAAAATGGTGTTTTACAGACTCTAGATGGTGACCCTGACACACCTTCAAGTAATTTAATAATATCATCTGACGTACAAGAAAATTTTTATGAAGCAGAAAATATTCCTACATTTAGAAAAATTTCTGAGAATAATATTATTATATCCTCTACAACAGGTACAGGATTTATAGGATTAAATCATAAGCATATTGCGGTAACTGCCGATAGTGTTGCTGACATGACAGATCCATCTACAGTTACATTGAGTAATTTGTTAATTAGCAGAAGTGATAAAATTAGTACTGATACATATTCAAGTGATGGTTCTACTGTTACACTAAATTATGATAATTCTGCTATAGATTATAACGCATCAAGTAATCTTAATTTTGTATATGTAACAGGCACAGGCGATAGTAATATTGATGGTAACCATTATCAATTATCATCAAGTAATACAACAACACTTGTATTTTCAGCAACATCATCTGTGGCCTCTAATGCAAATATTACACACGGTCCTATACATAGTGTAGACCTTAGTAGTGCAAGTAATGTTACAGCGGCAATAACTATTGTAGATAATTTACAAGGTACATATGATTGGTTCCAACTAAAATACTTACCTGATTCAAGTAATCAAAAAGTGTATGTTACACATAAGCCTGCTTATAGTAGTGTACCACTTAGTTTTAGGTTACACGAAGATGGAACAACATTAAACGAATTGCAATTAGCAGAACAGGAATATACAAGTAATACTACTGTAAGAGCAAAACTAGAAAGATTCTTAAACACAAATCTTAATCAAGCAAATATTAATGTTTATACTGATATATCTGTAGGTAGTACTTTAAGTGATTCTAATGTTTCAGATATTACTACTCTTGCATATACAGATTTCTTAGATGCAACAGATAGTGCAAACAAATATCTGTATTTTAATTCAAAAGAAGAAGCAAGTGCATTTTCAGATTTAGTTAATAGGTTGTACTTTGAATATAGTACATATACTAATACAGCATTAAGTATTGCAAAAGATACTAGAGGACTTTTATCACTTAATACTAATTTAGAATTACTTACTAAGACAGCGGCGGCTACATTAGATAAAGTAAGTACATTTGACGAACCAGAGTCAGTTGGTATTGCAAGTGGCGGCACAAAAGATATACAATTTGATATTTCTACATATGGCGCATATTTCTTAGATTACGTTGTAAGTTATGGTTCTAGTGCACCTATAAAAGCATATACAAAAGTAGGTACATTAAACTTAACAGGTTACAATGTTGCAGGCGGAAATAACAATGTTGCTTTCCAAGATGTAGGCTCAGATGTAGGCGATAACGAAACTGGTAATGTTAGTTTTGATGCAAGTATTTCAAATAACATTGTAACAGTAACAGCAACTAGTACATTAGGTGAACCAGCAACATTAAAATATATAATGAGAAGAATCAAAACTTCAACATAATGTTGCCAAAAAATCTTACTTCAGAACAACGATTAAATATTTGGAGAACTTTTAGACAGCAAGAGTTCCAAGATATATCAGAAATAGTAGCAAACTTCCCCTTTCAAGAATTTGAATCTAGATATTTAGATTACTACACACCAAAAAGTTGGCCATCACCGTTTGAAATTGTAAGTGAAGGATATTTATGTCAAAGTGGTGTTACATTAGTACTAACAGCAACTTTGATGAATAAAAAATTCTTAAAATGCGAAGAATTATCTCTTCCTGTGATAAGTAATAATATAACAGGGTCAACAGGACTTGTACTGTTATATGAAGATCAAGTATTTAATTTTACCCCTGGCAAAGTAGAAACGTTAGAATATCTTAAAGAGAATTCAACATCATTTCAACACCATCGAATAGCCAAAAAAGATATTTTTCTTGACATCTAAATAGTTTTATATTATAATAAAATTTAGGTAAATATTACTTTACGACAAACAACTATTTTTTGGAACACACATGCAGGTTAAAAAGAGAGACGGTACACTAGAAGACTTAAACATAGATAAACTACACAAAGTCGTAATGTATGCTTGTGAAGGCATCAGCGGTGTTAGTGCTAGTGAAGTCGAAATCAATTCTCATATACAATTCTTTGATAAAATATTATCAACAGATATACAAGAAACACTTATCAAAAGTGCGGCAGATTTAATTTCAGAAGATTCGCCTAACTATCAATATGTTGGTGGTAGACTTATCAATTACCATTTGAGAAAAGAAGTATATGGTACATTTGAGCCTCCTTGCTTATGTGATATAATACAAGATAATATTGATGCAGGATTTTATGATGCTGAGTTTACTGAACTATATACAAAAGAAGAAATTAACGAACTCAACGATTTTATAAAACATGACCGTGATGAGGTATTAACTTATGCGGCCATGGAACAGTTCCGAGGCAAGTACTTAGTGCAGAATAGAAGCACAGGTGAGATATTTGAAACACCACAAGTAGCATACATGATGATTGCGGCAACATTGTTTGCTAAGTATCCAGCAGAAACTAGGTTACAATATGTAAAAGCATATTACGATGCTATTAGCACATTTAAGATTTCCTTGCCTACGCCAGTTATGGCAGGTGTTAGAACACCACAAAGACAGTTTAGTAGTTGCGTACTAATTGAGACAGGCGATAGTTTAGATAGCATTAATGCAACTACAAGTGCAGTAGTCAAGTATGTAAGTCAAAAGGCAGGTATTGGTATTGGCGCAGGCAGTATTAGAGCAGTAGGGTCACCTATAAGGAGTGGAGACACAACTCACACAGGAGTTATCCCCTTCTATAAACTATTCCAATCAGCAGTTAAGTCATGCTCACAAGGTGGAGTAAGAGGCGGAGCGGCTACACTATACTATCCTATTTGGCACTTAGAAGTAGAGGACTTATTAGTATTAAAGAACAACAAAGGTACCGAGGACAACAGAGTACGTCATATGGATTATGGTGTACAGTTTAACAAACTGATGTATGAACGACTCATAAGTGGCGGTAACATTACATTGTTCTCACCACATGATGTTCCTGGATTGTATGAAGCCTTTTTTGCAGATCAAGACAAGTTCCAAGAATTATACGAACAAGCAGAACGTAAGACAAGTATTAAAAAGAAAACTATACCAGCAATAGACCTGTTTAGTAATTTTGTACAAGAACGCAAAGACACAGGTAGAATATATTTAATGAATGTTGATCATGCTAATACACATGGAGCATTTATAGAAGAAGTAGCACCAGTTAAACAAAGTAATTTATGTTGTGAAATTGATTTACCTACTAAGCCATTGAAAGATATTAACGATCCAGATGGTGAAATCAGTTTGTGTACATTAAGTGCTGTGAATTGGGGCGTACTTAAAGACCCAAGTGAGTTCGAAAAAATTTGTAATTTAGCAGTTAGAGGATTAGATGAATTATTAGACTATCAAGAATATCCTGTATTAGCGGCACAATTAAGTACAATGAATAGACGTCCACTAGGTATAGGTATAATAAATTTTGCATATTGGTTAGCAAAAAATGATACTACATATCAAAACCCGAACTTAGAGTTAGTAGATGAATGGGCAGAAGCATGGAGTTATTGGTTAATCAAAGCAAGTTCAGATTTAGCACAAGAAAAAGGTGCATGTCCTAAAAACATGGAAACTAAATATGGACAAGGTATTACACCTAATCAGACATATAAATTAGAACTTGATGAATTAGTAAAACATAAAGAACGTTTAGATTGGAAAGGATTGCGTAAGCAGTTAAAAGAAACTGGTATCCGTAATTCAACACTGATGGCACTTATGCCAGCAGAAACATCAGCACAGATCAGTAACAGTACAAATGGTATTGAACCACCACGTAGTTTTGTAAGTATTAAGCAAAGCAAACATGGTGTGCTGAAACAAGTGGTACCAGGGTATCCATATTATAAAAATAAATATGATTTACTGTGGGACCAAAAATCACCAGAAGGCTATTTAAAGATTATGGCTGTATTACAAAAGTACATAGATCAAGGTATTTCGGTAAATACATCTTACAATCCAGAACACTTCGAAGATGAAAAAGTACCAATGAGTATGTTATTACAGCATCTATTGATGTTTTATAAGTATGGCGGTAAACAATTATACTATAACAACACATTTGACGGGCAAGGTGAGATTGATATAAACAAAGATGATAAATTAGAAGATTTGCCACAAGGCGAATTAGATGACGAAGATTGCGAGAGTTGTAAAATATAATGAGTGTATTTAAAATAAAAAAATCAGATCATACAAAACGTAAAATGTTTCTAGACCCAGCCGGTTCAGTTGACATTCAAAGATATGATACATTAAAGTATAAACAGTTTGATAAACTTACTGATAAACAGTTAGGTTTTTTCTGGAGGCCAGAAGAAGTAGACATTTTACGTGATGCTACTGACTTTAAAAACTTATCAGATCACGAACAACATATTTTTACTAGTAATTTAAAAAGACAAATACTATTAGATAGTGTACAAGGTCGATCACCTAACTTAGCACTATTACCTATTGTAAGTATACCTGAACTGGAAACATGGATTGAAACTTGGGCATTCTCAGAAACAATTCACAGCAGAAGTTATACACATATCATTAGAAATGTATATGCTAATCCTAGTAAAATATTCGACGAAATGTTAGATATAAACGAAATAGTAGATTGTTCAGATAGCATATCAGAGAATTATGATAGACTTATAGAATATAATGATTTAAGATCAAGAGGACTTGCTAGTTACGATGAGTACGAGCATAAAAAACGTTTATGGATGTGTTTGATGAGTGTAAACATCTTAGAAGGTGTACGTTTTTATGTTAGTTTTGCATGTAGTTGGGCCTTTGCAGAACTTAAGAAAATGGAAGGTAATGCAAAAATTATCAAACTAATTGCTAGAGATGAAAACGTTCACTTAGCAAGTACACAGCAAATGCTTAAACTTTTACCACAAGATGATAAAGACTTTGCAAAAATTAAAGAAGAAACAGCAGAAGAATGCAAACAGATGTTTGTAGATGCAGTTGAACAAGAGAAGGCTTGGGCAGATTATTTGTTCAAAGACGGAAGTATTATTGGCTTAAACGCAGAACTTTTAAAGCAATATGTAGAGTTTATTGCCGCCAAAAGAATGAGAGCAGTAGGTGTAGAAGCGATATATAATAGTAGTACAAACCCATTACCGTGGACACAAAAATGGATAGGTGGAGGGGAAGTACAAGTAGCACCGCAAGAAACAGAAATATCATCTTACGTCATAGGCGGTACAAAACAAGATGTAGATGATAACACATTTAAAGGTTTTAGTTTATAATGTACGAAATAGATAAGTTATTAGGACAAATAGTTACTATAAAAACAGTATCAGGAATGGAAATAATAGCACAACTAATAAGTAATGATGATACAAACAATACAATTTGTTTAGACAATCCAAAATTAGTTGTTGTTACGAATGAGCAGATTGCAGTTATTCCTTATACTTTTACAAGTAAGTCTGCAACAATTTTTATAGATAAATCACATGTTTTATCAATCACAGAAAGTTTGCCATCCAGTGCAGACGACTATAATACAGTAGTAGAGGAAGATTCTAAAGAATTGGCAGATAAATAGTTTACATGCCAGTAATAGGAAAAACAGGTCAAAGTAACGCTCAAGGAATAGTAATAGGTCCTGGTGCGCCTACTGTATTCGCTGACGGTACTCCAGTAAGTATAGAAAAAGATGTAGTGTTTACACATGGTGAGGCACCACACGCCGCGGCAATACTTCCAGTAGGAAATCCTACAGTAAGAGCAGGAATTAATCAAGCAAAAGCAAGTGTTACATTTAACGGCACACCTGCAACATGTGGCCATCCGTTAATGGGTATGGGTACAGTATTTGTAGGTTTTGCTATCAGCAGTCCTGGACTAGCAAAAATTATAGGCATAATGGGAGCGGCTAACACCGCATTTGCATTCGGAGGCGCTGAAGTTATAGGTAGTGCCGGCGAAAGTTTAGGTACAGTCTCAGATGTCATGCGAGGCTCCTAA